CTAATAAGTGATTCAGTAGGATCTGCTGGTGTTTCTAATTCAAAGTTGAAGTTAATCTTATATGTTGATGTATTCGCTGATGTTGCGGTAAACTTCTTCGAACAATAAACACGCGCATAGGCACTGATGATCGCCGTATCAAGTTCAACAATGTAATTTAAGAATTGTGAATACCTAAATACTCCTTCGAAGCTTTCAAGGTTATCATCGCTGAACGTATCGATTCCTGTACGTACTATTGATGAGATACCACCAGATGAAAGTGTCGTAAGTGAAGAATTGTATTTTACAAAGATATTGAAATAGAGGTATGTATATTCAGGATCAATGATCTTTGGTCTTACAGTAAGGATACCTTTTGAATCAAGGATTGGAAGTAACCTTGCTTTCTCATCTGCCGTCAATGTTTCGGCTTCACTTGGCTTGGCTGAGATAAAGACTCTTCCATATTCTGGTGGATCGTTGTCTTCACCACCCCATACAGAAACTGCAGTCGCATTTGAGTTTGCTCGAACAAGGACTTTGTAGTCGTCGATTGTCACTGCTCGGTTTTGGGAGAGGAATTGGAGTGGTGCATTCGCACGGATACTTTCGATCGTTTCTTTTGCTCCACCACCTGAGGATGATGTAGCACTGATAGTAGGTTTAGCGACGCTATCGAAAATCGAATCGCTTGTTGTGAATGTCGTCATACCATTTGCCGCTGGACCATCGGTCGTAAGGTACTTAATGGAAATGACAGCACCAGGAAGAGGCTTCTTACCAAGAACACCGTCACCAAATGAGATTTCAAATCGTCCATTTGGATTTTCGTTAATGAAGAAGACAGCAGAATTACTATCGATACCTGGAAGCTCAGAAAATTGAGTATATGATTCTTGTTGTGATGAACCAATCGCATCTGTGACAGTGACAGAAACCTTTGTACGATCTACGTTAACATCAGGGATTTCAAACTTAAGGTTTGTGACTTTATCATCAAAGAGGTATTCTTTTGTTTTGAGTGCCCCTTGATAGACAATGAATGGTTCTGTAGGACTCGCGATCGCTTCGGTTGTAACAAAGTTGTATGTTTGGTTATTGGTAGAATCAGAAGATGTGAATGTTGTTCCTTCTGGTAAAGATGTGATTGATGCGTCGAGGTTCGTGAGTGTAAGAGTAGAGGAAGCAGCCGAACGGCTCTTTGGAGTATAACCAAGTGTCTTTGCACGGGCAACGACATTCTTTCTTAATTGGGCAGACGCAATGAATGACTCGTTTGCTGCAAGGTGGGCAAGAACAGCATTGTAGTGTGTATTGTGTGCGAGGATATCAAGAATGACATTAAGACCTGAACCATCGAAATCATAGTCTTTGAATGGTCCATCTGACCTCTTATAGTATGCTTTGATTTCGTCTTTGATCTTGTCGAAATCAAGTTCTGTGATATTGAATTGTTTGATGGCCATAGCTTTTATCTAATTCTGTCAAGGTAGAATGATACCTCTGTGTTGATGTTTGAATTTCTTATTTGGAAAATGATTGTGACTAAGAGTGCATTCCTGTCCATGTCAAGATCAACCTGAACTTTTGGGCTCGAAACCCGTGGTTCATATTTTCTGATGACATTAAGGATTTCGTCTTTGATCGCCATTGCTGTAAATTGGTCAGCATTCTCAAAAAGGTAACGTGTCACATTACCACTGAGTTCAGGATGAAATGGCCTGTCAGAGAAATTACTGAGGACAAGGATTTTTACGGCTTGACGGATCGCGTTGATATCTGTGATAGGACGGATATCTTTTGTGTTAGGGTGTGCAATGAAGTCAAGTGGGATATCGGCGAAAAGACCGTCTTGGTCAGTAGCTACGAGTGTAGGTACTTCTCCATTTACATTGTAGTCTGATCCTAAAGCCATATCTTCTATTTATATGAAAACCACACCGTTTACCTGAGGAAGCTTACCTTCTCTTAATATTAAATTTGTGTACAACCGAATACCTTCTTTAATATTCACTTCTGGTTCAACGAGCCTTTCACTCTTAATTCCAGGACAGGTCTGTGGATTGACACTAAACAGGCCTATGCGTTTGACCTCTTTCAAAGTGCCTGTTGAGGAATAGGTCCTCACTGTCTTATTGTAATTGGCATTGAGCTTTGAAGTCTTGTTCATGATTGAGATGAAGTAGTTCGCGTACTCTTCAGGGTGGCCTCCTGTGATTTTATGTGTTCCTCCGTTAGAAGGTACGTATTTGTTGAGTTTCGATTTACGAACTTCATCAATGAGTGCGGCACGGAGGAATTTTTCCTGTACGATGCCATTGACGTCGGGTTTTAGATTGTGGTTCATTCTTTAGGAATTGGTACGTTGTTGTATTTAAGGTTGGCTTTGTCGTAGGCATCTCTTAACCAATCAGGAGCGTTTTTACGACCATTACCGCCGCCTGATGGGTATCCCCATACTGTAGGATCAGCGATACTTGCATCACAGATATCGACGTGGAGGTTTCCGTTTTGGTAATTACGGTCGTCACCGCCGATGGAAGTGATACCATGTTTCATGAGGACATCGATTGCTTTGATGATGGATTGTCTTTCACGGCCGTCTTTCGTTGCGTTTTCGACAGAGAATCTATGGCCGTCTTGGGTTCTGATTTCGATGTCTGCCGCGAAGCCATCATCATGGCGTTTTGTGCCCGATGCTGTTCTGTATTTTGTCCATTGGCTACGAGGGATGCCTTTGAGTGTGAGTTCTGCTCGGGATAATTGGCCGCCAGAGAAGATGATGATATTCCATCCTGTTTCTTCGGCTACTTTTTCGAGGATCTTCATGAGTGCCGGTTGGATAGGATAGTGGCGTTGCTTATATTTGTATCCTTTGATGTATGATACTGTACCGGCATTCGCTGTTCCTTCTGTACCTGCTTCTCCTTCTGAGCCGAACTCTCCGGCCATAATAGGAATATAGAGTTCAATGCTGTCGCCATCGAGGGTATCAGAATTTACGGTTGCCAGGGACGTCGTATTGACTTTGTAGTCCCATGGTCGACCGTTGACAACGACTCTGGCAGACTGGATGACATCTTCTTTGAGGATAAAGTCTTTGATGTGTTTGTTGATATTGTTGTAGAGTTTGGTGATCTCTGCGTCAGTATCTGGACCGTATGTCGCGAACAATGCTCCAGGGTATTTGAATTCCTTGCTGACTACGGCGTTATTGATACCACGACCAGGTGGGTTCCATAAGGTCGACGGATCGCTGTCAGGGGTGATACCATGGTCGGCCTTTGTCAGAAGTTTATCACTGATTTGCTTCTGTGCTGCCGCCAGCGCTGATTGATACCACCTGAGGCGATGAAGCTCATCATAGAAAATATTCTCTTGTTCGTAAATAAATGCTGCTGTCCCTAATGGTTCACCAGAATAATTGTTAATCGCCTGAGTGATCTCCATGATACTCCCCTTACGATTCGCTACATCTCTACCAGCCTTATACTCAGGATGCTGCTCCAATGCTTCCAATTGCTCTTCAAATGAACGAATGACATCGGTAGCGACAATACCAAGGGAAGAATCCAATGAAGCAACCATATCCTTCCATGCAGTTCTATATACCTCAATAGACTCCTCTGCATACGACTGAGTATGACCAGTAGCAGCCTGGATATCATCAATAGGTAACCCAGCTCCACGGGTAGGTACATACGCACTCAACGGAGACTCAATAACATCACCCTCAGGCTCAATAGGCATCTCTGCCTTCGCTGATAACTCCCCATCCTCACCAACGATAGCCTTCTTATCAACCAACGTACATATATCGAGATTCTGAATATCATCAATGACACTCTCTATATTATCAACCACATTACCCCACCTCTTCTTAATACTCTGTACAGCATCAGAATTACTCGGATCTAACTTACTCAACTCATCGGCCAGATTAGGGAACTGGGGTAGTTCTGGCAGGAGGGATTTTAAGCGGGCCTTTAACCCCTCTGCGGTTTTCCCGATTTCTAAAAGGCCTGTTGAGGATATGGCTGAGGTGACTGCAGCTTTTACCTTATTGACTTGTTCATTGATACTGAATTCATCTAAACCAGGGATAGGTAACTTAATCTTAGCATCGAACTTACATTTAGTAATATCTAAGTTAGGTAACGCGGCTGTTGTGACTGCATATACTGCTAATGCATCTTCTAAGGTAGGAGTGTCATCGATACCGTCTTGATCCGTGTCTCCAGGTATATCTTTATAAAGGGTATTAGCTGTAAATGTAGGCGTAGTGAATGGGTATGTGAGTGTCGGATCATCACCACTATATGCTACTGTATTTGTACCACTATATACTTGATCAAAGAGAACATGATTACTTGTATCCAATGTACTATGAATCCATTCTGCTTCTGTACCATATAATGTTTCAAACTGTGCTTTAGTTGCGAATGGTGCGAAGAGACCGTATAAATGACCGGTTCTTTCTGAGTTATCATCCTGCAATAGCGTCTGTGCTGATCCCCAACCATATAACCAAGGGACATCTGCATTGTTAGCGGTAATGAATCCACCAGTATCAGTACCATTATAGACTATTTCTTTATAAGTCTTACCACTTTCGAAGTAAGATTGAGTCTTTCCATTAGCAGTAGCAGTAAAAAGGATTGTTGTCGTTAAAGCATAGAGTGGTGTACCATCACGGCTTGTATCATCAGTCAATGTACCATCTGATGCCTTATATGCTGTAGCATTGGATGTATAATCAAACTCATACTTAACATAATTAGCTAATACAGGATAAGCGATGTTATTACCAAATTGGTTGGGTACATCAGGAACAAGATCGGTTAACATCCATATAACACGATCACTTGCTACACTATATAATACCCATACAAAGTTACCTGTACGTACTGCAGTAGGGAAGTTACTAAACTTATCCCAATCATCAAATTCAGTAAGATCATGCGACCATATATCGGTATAATCATTAGATCCACGCCCTAATACTTCTGCAGATCCTTGAGCACTAAAGCTTGAAGTTAAGAATGGTTTATTAATTGTTGTTGCCATTGATAATTAGGATTGTATATTGTTTGTGTGCTATTCTAAGAATATTATACCAAATATTAAATATGATGTAAATAAAATTGTGCGAAACTATGATCCAACTCCTGTTCCACCGATTGCTTGATTAGTATCTGCATTACCACCTGTATCGTTACCATTGTTTTGTCTATGCATGTGAGTAATAAGAGAAACACCACCGCTACCTGCTAATACATCACCACTTACCTGTGCTACTGGTGTATTTATGTGTATCTTCTCAGGGCAATTAATCTTAAGGTTATTCGATGATGTTAAACGTTTACTGCCTAAGACAATCTCTTCGTCATCGTTGTTCACTAATGATTCGCGTGTGCCGATGTTCAGTAGATGATTACCTCCCACGAAGTCTTTGCGGTCACTGCTAATGACATTGTTTGCATTGCCGTGTACTGTGAGGCTGTGGTCTAGGTTAACGACGATTGCTTGGTTCTCCCCTACCTTCAGAAGATCCGTGGAGGTGATGTTTGTGTCTCTCTTCCCTCCTATCTCTGTGAGTGAGTTGCCGTAGCATTTCGTGTGTATATTACCGTGGACGTTGTATGTGAGGTCTCCTTCTATATCCAGGACATAGTTACCCTCAACTTTGTGCTTTACGTCTCCGCGCACGCTTAAATTGCAATTTCCGACTATATAGACTGTGCTATCTTTTGAGTATACTGTATATCCATCACCAACGATGTATTCTACTTTAGATCCGTCTTGTATGATGTCGTATCCTGTACCAGATGTGTGTTTTTGTGATATTCTTTCTTTACCTGGCGTGTCATCGTATTCGATTGTGTGTCCAGATTCAGTTTGTGTGACATTATTGTATGGATAGACAGGTTGTGAGTATTCTTTTGGGTCAGGTGTAGATATTCCTTCTTGTTTTGGTTTATCTGTATCTGATAGTGTAGATAGGTGTGGTTGAGAAGCAAGGGGGATGTCGGTGACTCTTTGTGCTTCTCGGTTTTTTTGTGATGCAGATCGTGAAGAAGTAGTAGATTTAGATGTATCTGGACCAGATTGGCGTGGATAGATACCATCTGGGTCTTTGAATCCTTCACCTAAGGCATATGGTCTTGTAGATTCTCCTCCCATCGATCCAAGTATCAAGGCTTCTTGTTCGTTAGGGTCGATAAATGTACCAAATACCCATGATCCATGAACAAGTCCTAGCGTCTGCCCTACACCTGATACCGAGGCAGATGTATTTGGCATGACAGTATTACACCAAGGTAGGTTCTCGGTAGGTAATAGC